AAATAATTGGACTATTCAGAAAATCGCCCCATATGGCCAGGATCATCATCATTTACGACTGGGTCTACACCATTCGGATTTTTTGATACTGATTCACTATTTCAACAACATGCAGATCGGTTTGCTAAATTTGCAGCACAGATGGTTGGATATCCGATAATGGATGTAGAATTATTAGACATAAATTTTTATGCAGCATTAGAATCTGCTACCATGGAGTATTCCAATCAGGTCAATCAAATAAACATTGTGAACAATCTGATTAACACTCTGGGTGTACAGACCGGATCTAGTTATTTAACGGGCGGTACACTTACCGGCGCAAATGTAGGACAATCATTAGGATACATCACCAAGCTGTCTAAAGCATACGGTACTGAAGCAGATTCAGGCGGTACCGTTAAATGGAGAAAAGCTGTAATTGATGTTACGCCAGGTGTACAAACATACAGCATACGAAAAGCTGTTTCTGCATCATTAGCCGCAGCATCAATGTCATTGTCAGATAGCAGTTCTATAGAAATACGTCGAGTATTGCATAATGCACCCCCGGCCATTGTTCGTTACTTTGATCCATTCGTAGGAACAGGATTAGGTTCACAGCAATTATTGGATGCATTTGATTTTGGTGGATTTTCACCATCGGTTAGTTTCATGATGATGCCAATACATGCAGATTTAATGAGACTGCAGGCCATCGAATTCAATGATCAGGTACGTAAGTCAAGTTATACATTTGAAATTCATGGTGATGACATCACGTTCTGGCCAGTACCAACATATCCAAGCGGATCAGTACCAGCATCATCCATATATTATAACAAGGTTTGGATTGATTATTTGTTTGAAGAAGAAAAAAGTCAACAAGCAATTTTATTTGGTAATACCGCACTTTTAACGGGAGTTGTAAGTGACGCCTCCAATATACCATACACGTATCAAAACTACGGGACAATTAATGATATGGGGCGTACTTGGATATTTAAATACGGTGTGGCACTTGTTAAAGAAACATTAGGGTATGTTCGTAGCAAATATTCATCTATACCGATTCCAAATGCCGAAGTAACACTGAATGGTGCAGAATTAGTATCACAAGGAAAAGCTGAACAAGAAGCCCTGATAACACAGCTTAGGGAATTTTTAGATAAACTAACAAAAGAAGCCATGTTAACTCGTCAGAATGCAGAAGCAACACAAATGAGTGAAATACTAGGCAAGGTTCCGTTGAAAATTTATGTGGGATAGGAGTAAAATATGGCACTTTTTGGAAGTAAACGGGATGCTAGATTTTTAGCTTCTATTAATCGAGAATTACTAAATGCAATAGTTGACACGGAAATTGAATTTTTTAAACTCATAGTAGAAGCCAGCAACTCCAACATGTATGGCGAATCTGATGCAAAGTCATACTATGATTCTATACTAATACCATGTCTTGTTACCAAAGAAGGTAAAACTGCTAACATGGATGATTATGGTCACACATATACACGTACTGCCCAGTTTGCAATATCGCGTGATGTGTTAGAACGAGCTGCATTTTATCCGGAGGTTGGCGACATCATTTTCTGGGACAATGAATACTATGAAGTTGATAATACGGATGCAAATCAGTATTTTGTAGGAAAAAATCCAGACACATGGCCTAATGGTACCGAACATGGATACAGTGTATCTGTGATTTGCGATACTCATGCAACACGTCAAACACCAGCCAGCATCAAAAATTTAAGACGCGGCGGAAACAACAATTTTTCATATAAAGGATAACAATGCCTAGATATAATCGAAAAGACATAGATCGAAAAACCAATAAGCCTAATCCGGATCGCACCGAAGGATTATCTGATGATCTGTTGTTGAATCGAGCATATCAAACACGCCGGGATGATGATGTTATACGAACACCTAAACGAACATTGTATGACATTGACTTTGCAATCAAATGGTACATTGACAATGAAATCCGTCCACAGATAACTGAAAACAATGCATTGGTCACAGTGCCGGTTATTTTTGCTAACGGAGAAAAATGGGACAATGTGCGACGATTAGGATATCTGCGGGATGAAAAGGGCATGCTGCAATCACCATTAATCATGTTAAAGCGTAACAGTGCCGTAGAACGAGACAACTTACGCACATTAGATGTTAATCGTATACCAGCCAGCAACTTCATGGCATATCGTCAAAAATACAATTCCAGAAATCGTTATGAAGATGAATTGTTTCCGATACCAATTAACAAACCTGTGGATTCAGAAAAAATCTATGTTATAGACATTCCTAAGTATGTTACCATTGAATATGACATGATGCTGTGGTGCGATTACACTACGCAGATGAATGATTTAGTTGATCAAATAATGCCATATGGTAGATATTTATGGGGCAATGAAGGAAATCGTTTTGCGACTGCATTAGGAACCATATCATTTGAAACTGTTAACACAGTAGGAGAAGATCGGTTGGTACGGGCAACAATTCCGTTAACTGTGCAAGGCACTCTGTTGTCAGAACATGAATCTCGTATATCTACTCTGAAAAAAATGTTTTCTATTAAAAAAGTCAGATTTGATACGGTGTTGGATATCGATGCGGATCTATTTAGTTCTACTACAGTACCAGTTGCCTTGCTGCATGTATCTCAAGAAATATTTAGTGGAGGTACCGTAACTGTTGGTAAACCAGGCATTACGATTGACAATGCATTAATGCAGTATCTGTTAAATGTCTCGGATAAAACTGCAGCATATTTAAATTCTACCAGCGTAACATTGTTTGAATTTGCTGCTATCAATCCATACACGGAACAGCCTGCAACAAAAGATGAATTCAACATTTACATTAATGGTCAATACATAGATAAAGGTGCATATACGTGGACGCCATCCGCAACAATTTCACAAACTATAGTGTTCGATACTAACGCGTTAGGATACAATATAGATGCCTCCGATGTGATAATTATTAATGGGAGATGGCAATAATGCGGCAATTTAAACCAGAACAGTTACGATCAGGATCATATAGCATAAGTGGATCATTCTCTGGATCATTTCAAGGGGATGGTAGCAAAGTTTTGGGTGTAATAACAAGTAGTTATGCACATAATGCCGATTTGTTAGATAATCGCGATTCTACAACCTACGCAAATACCGGAAGCAACATATTTGTAGGGCAACAAGTAATCACCGGATCTGTTTTCATAACAGGATCTCAAGTTATTAACGGGAACTTAAATGTATCAAACAATATTATTGCATCTGGGTCTACCGTCTTTGGTGATTCTGCTGCTGATACCCATCAATTTACCGGATCTTTACTGTTAACAGCATCACATATTTCAACCGTCGATTACATAGATTTTAACCCAAACGTAGCTGCACCTGGATTTAATACCGGACGTTTACATTGGACGGATGATACTAAGACTCTGCAACTAGATACTGATGTAAATGGATTTGAATTAGAAATCGGACATCAAAGCACTATACGTGGACGAAATACCAATTCATTCACACTAACAAAAGGTACGGTTGTTTATATTAACGGCGAATCTGGTAACAGACCAACATTTGCAACAGCATCATGGGAAGATGATTCTAGGAGTGCATCAACAATTGGGATCATAGTGCAAGACATAATCAGCAATCAAACCGGATATGCTGTTACTAATGGCTTGATACGGGGTATAAACACTAATGCATTCTCCCCGGGAACGCAGTTATATTTATCAGCTAGTGGACAATATACATCCACTGTTCCGATCTCACCGCGGCATGAAGTACGCTTAGGCAAAACCATTACCCAGGCCAATCAAGGAATCATATACATTGATATAATGAATGGGTATGAAATCGGCGAACTGCATGATGTGTTAATTACTAGTGCATCTAACGGCGATCTTATATCCTGGGACAGTGGATCCAGAGTTTGGAAAAACACTAAAACGCTTTCTGGTTCATATGGCATTTCCGGTAGTTTAAATGTAACATCGGCTACTGGTTCATTTACTGGTTCATTTACGGGTAATGGATCTGGATTATTCTCTGGATCATTTTCCGGATCATTTTCTGCAAATTTACAAGAAATAACAGATAATGGTTCGGTCACCACAAACGCAATAACAGCATCAGGTGTACAAACCAATAATTTACATGTAATAGGAAATGCTACAGTTACTGGGTCACTCACCGTTAGTGGATCCAACACGTTTAAAAATATAGGTCCTGCTCAATTTACCGGATCAGTTGATATAACAGGTAGTGCAACATTAAACGGATCACCTCTAGTAACTAATGCAGTATTTTATCCATTTACTGCATCATACATACAAGACAGCGCAAGTTTTAATAGTAGAATTTTAAATAATTCTTCAAGCATTGTGATACTGTCTTCTAGTTTTTTAAGTACTAGTTCGTCATTGAATATTCGCGTAACGGATTTAGAAAACTTTAGTTCTTCATTAGATTCTACATATGCTACAGATGCACAATTAAATGCGGCTACTGCTAGTTTAAGCAGTTCAATTGCATTTTTATCTTCTAGTTACCTACAATCAAGTAGTAGTTTTGATAGTCGTATACTGAATAATTCTGCTAGTATTGCTACATTATCGGGTAGTTATTTGCAAGATAGTGCTTCATTTTCTTCACGCATAACTACCAACACAAACAATGTAAATACTTTAACTTTAAAAACAGGTAGTTATGCCACCACCGCATCAAATATATTCTTCGGTAATCAAACCATTAATGGCAACATAACAGTTAACGGTACTGCTAGTGTTGCTTTGCTATACACTACATATGAAACGGCTTCTGTAATATATTCATCTGGATCTACCAAATTTGGCGATACTGCAGATGATACACATCAATTCACCGGATCTTTATTTGTACACGATGGTACATATGATGTATTAGATACTGCAACGCGCGTGTTACGTAGTTCAGATGGTGTCACTTCAGTTGATTGGGAAACGAGACAGTTAAAGGCCTATGATGCTTTTTCGGTTGAATTTGCTAAATTAGATTGGTTGAATAGTTTAACTTATGCTCAAGATGGCGGCCAATCGATCGATTGGGAACAACGACTACTGATAGGTACATCCGGTGTATTCCCGGCACTAAATTGGTCCGCCGGAACTTTACACAATGGTGCAGCAACTACATTAAATTGGCAGACTGGCGTATTAATAACATACCCGGGCGCAATATCTATAGATTGGACTAATCGACAACTTCGAGCCGGTACTGGTATTAGTCCAGACACAACATTATCTGTTGATTGGCACAATCGAAAACTTTATAACGCAGCTGGTAGTGTAATATTAGACTGGCAAAATCAAATTTTCACGGGATCTTTAGTTGGCACTGCAAGTTGGGCATCAAATGCCGTGACATCAAGTTACGTGCAAACAGCACAGACTGCTAGCTATATATTACAAGCAGTATCAAGCTCATTTGCATCGACTGCATCACATGCTCCAAATTTTGCAAATACCGATTTAACATTTAATGGAAATAGGACCCATAATACTAATGGAAATTATTTATGGTTGCAAACGAGTGGATCTTTGAATGGATCTTTAATTTATATGGATTCGACCAATTGGATAGATGTTGGTTGGGTAAACCCAGCAAATTATACAAGATGGTCTCCTACTAATATTCAATTCTATCAAAATGGCGTATCTAGAATTCATATCACCGGATCTGAAACTATAATTAATGATTCGGGTACAGATGCGGATTTTCGAGTAGAAGGTGATACCGATGCTAATCTTTTATTTACAGATGCATCTACTGACAGAGTAGCAATTGGTAAAAATACTCCTAATGCTAAATTAGATGTCAACGGAAACGCCATCATTACCGGATCTCTCACAGTAACTAATGGTATTACCGGTTCACTATTCGGTACTGCAAGTTGGGCTTCAAATGCCGTAACTGCATCATTCATAACCGCCTCCGGAGTATTTGGGCCATTTGGGGCAAACAGTGTTATATCATCATCATATGCCTTAACTGCATCATATGCATTAAATGCTGGAGCAGGCGGGGCAATCAACACCGGATCTTTTTTAACCACCGCATCTATCTCCGGAGATACCATAACCTTTACTAAGGGTGATGGATCGACATTCCCTATCATTGTTCCATCTGGCAGTGGGGGTGGAGGTAGTGGATCGGCTTTCCCTTACACCGGATCTGCTATCATAACAGGTAGTTTAATAGTAACAGGTAGTGTTGCTGTAACGCAAAATATTACTGGATCCAGAATGCTGCTTTCTTCCTCAAACGGAACAACCAGCGGATCCACTTTAACATTATATGGATCAGGCAGTGCTCAACCAGTATTCACTGTGCAAGGTTCACAAGGAGAATTATTTACCATCACCGATAGTTTATCTGGATCTTTATTTGCAGTAAATGACATTTCCGGATTGCCAATACTGGAAGTATTCTCTGACAATACTACTCTAATGGGTAGCTATTTAGATCCGATGTTGATCACAACTGTAAAAGTTACCCAAACCAACTCAGGATCTTTTACAGTATATAGTTTACCAACTGCCTCGTACGACACAGCATTCTTTGAATAT